CTCAGGCGTGGGATACATAGCTCTATATCCCCAACCGTCAGGTGTAGCTGATTCACCAGTGTGAACATCGTCTGCATTAACCAAAATGATACTGTTTTTACCTGCTATATGGGAGTCACCGCTTCGATAAAATCGTTGCGCTCCATATTCAATAACGCCAATGGTGTAGCCTTCGTGCACATGCTTAGAGAAGGTTTGTTTTGTATAGTTTGCATTAACAACTTCAATGCCATTGAAGGCATTCGCTATTTCAAAATTAGCCTTTTCTTCTTGTTTCATATTTTAATATCTATTGGATTAATGTATTTGGCAGTTTTTGTATAAAATTGCTCATTTCACCCGAGCTGATTGGATATTTTCTATATTTATAACATAAAAATGAAAGCTAGTACTGAGAAAGGTAATTATGCTGGGTAGTATATCAATTGATTTTCGTTAAATTCGTTGAAGTTATTGTTTAAAAATCACTTAACTGATATTTTTAACTTAAGTTAAAACGAACAGATTCAAACATATAAGGCAATAGTTCATGAAATTGAAAGTGCAATTTATTAATGCTTTTACGAATACTTTATTTAAAGGCAACTCTGCTGCGGTCATTATTATTGACGACTGGCTCAGTGATGATGTTATGCAATTAATCGCAACTGAAAATAATTTGTCAGAGACGGCTTTTGTCAAGCCGATTGGCAAACAAAAGTATGAAATTAGATGGTTTTCACCGATAACAGAAATTGATTTTTGTGGTCATGCAACACTTGCCGCGTCGTATGTGATCTTTGCTAACAATAAATCAACAACGATGATAACTTTTTCAACGAAAGCGGTAGGCGAGCTATCAGTGATTGAGGAAGAGAATGGCTATATTCAAATGAGCTTTCCAAAGCGCTTGCCTAATAAGCTAGCAATAATACCTGAAGTACTTAAAAATGGTTTATCAATAGAGCCAGTAGAGGTTCTATTAAGTGAGCAAGCTTACTTTGTTGTTTATAACTCAGAGTGTGATGTAAAAAATGTTATTCAAAATAATGAATTATTAAAACAGCTTGCCCCTTATGATGTCGTTGTTACTGCTCAATCTGAACAGTATGATTTTATCTCTCGATACTTTTGGCCTGCGAATGGTGGCGACGAAGATCCAGTAACGGGCTCTATTCATGCTGGGTTAGCGCCATATTGGGCTAATAAGTTAAATAAAACCGAACTCATCGCTTTTCAAGCTTCTAAGCGGGGTGGCAAGCTAAAATGCAAAGTTGAGAATGAAAGAGTGATTATTTCAGGTGCAGCTGTTCAGTATTTGGAAGGTATAGTAACAGTTTAGAGCTACTGATATCACTGATAAAGAACACAATCCATCACTCTACCAACTAACACTTGGGGAATAGACTTTTTTAAGGCAAAAAAAAACTGCAATAAGTAGGTTTCAATTCTTATCTAAGTAATGTGGCTCGAACCAGTGACACATGAATTTACTTAAGGTAAATAGTTAAATAAAGAGTACAGTCCATCGCTTTAGCAACGGAGCTATTGGGAATAAGTATTTTTAGACAATAAAAAAGGCCACGATTTCTCGTAGCCTTTTTTATTTTATGTGGCTCCCAGCTTTTATAAGAAAATGGGCTCGAACCAGTGACACATGTGTAACCAGTCATTAAGAATGAGAAATACCGAGATAATCTAAAAATTGGCGGAAATTTGTGGGAAGGCTTTATTTAAAGGGTTTTAAAGATAAATTTAGGAAGGTTTTAAAAATTGTTTTAAAATGAGAAATTAAAGACGATTTAAAGGGCTAGGGGTTTAAATCGCTTAAAATGGGAAACTTAGCAATAAGCTTTTCCTAATTCTACCCAGTTACCTGACTTTACTTTTACCACGTCAATAATCTGAACAGTTTTATTTTTAGCTATACCATGCTCACGAAGTACCTCGCACACATACATAGCATAGCCTTTTTGGTTAGTTCCATTATCAATCACACCAACTTTGAATAACTTCCCAGTAGCCCATAATGCATCTAATGCTTTTGCTTCACTGCTGCTTTTAAAGTGTTGTTTAACAGCTTTATATGCGCCTACTGTCGTGTCTATCTTGTCACCACAGCCAGCGAGTGCTAGAACTAAAATTAAGTAAATTACTTTCTTGTACATAAAAATATCCTTGTTATTAGTATAAATCTTTACCAATCCAAACAACTTTACCAATGATGGCTAGTTGCTCTAGTTCGTTTTCTTTTACTATTTGCTCGTCATACTCTTTGTTATCGCTGATTAAGCATACAGAGCCGTCAAAGCGTTTTTGTAGGCGTTTGGCGTAGAGTTCTTGGCCAAAACGTAGTACGTAGATAGAACCGTCTTTTAATTGAGTGTCAGATAAGTCTACTAATATGCTGTTGCCGTTATGGATGGTTGGCTCCATCGAGTCGCCGTGAGCGAATACAACGGCTAGGTCTTTAGCGTTAAGTTTTCTAAACCTTAGCCACTTGCTACGAAAAGCTAGCTGACGCTTAACTTCTGCATCACCATTCAATGCGCCATGGCCTGTGCTTACAGATACATGATAGCCAGGTATAAGCACATACTCTTCATTAAATTCAGCTACGTCAACGATGGCACAGCCGTAAGAATTATCAGATTTATCAGCAGGACTGACATCTCCAGACACACCTTTAATAAGCCAATTGAAGTTTACTTTAGCCTCCATAGCTATTTTCTCAACAACACTTAGTTTTGGATCTTCACCTTTTAGAATTCTGCGTAAAGTACCTTCAGATACATCAATTTTTGACGCAAAAGCTCGTATGCTGTCAGGTTTTATTGCCTGTTCTACTCTACTCGCTAGAGATCCGTTTCTATTATTAAGTAAGGGATCACAGATCCCTTTCTTATCATCCCGATCCGTTGTATTACTTTTTTCTTTTAAATCAGTCATTTGTTTGTTTTCTTATTCGTGGTGCGTAAAAAACGAAACGGATCGCGTAATATATATTGCAATGCGCAAGAAACGGATCTAATATGTTCCATAAGTTACGCAGTGCGTAATTTATTAAATGCGACAAAACTTACGCATTGCGAACATTTAAGATAATAACATGAGTTTATATTTATGCAGATAGAAAAAGCAAATCATATACATGCAGCACTCCTTGCTCAGGGCATGAGTTGCAGGTCTTGGGCTATTTCTAATGGTTATAAGCCAAGAACTGTACAGAAGTATGTGCAGTGGTTTGCCCCTGAAACAGGGCGAAAGCCAAAGCGTAAGTTAGCTATAGAAATATTGACAAAGCTATCAGAAACAATTGGTTTTGATTTAATAGGAGTAAAACATGGCTAAGGATTGGTTCACAGCATTAGAAATTTCTGACTTACCAGGGACACCAAATAACGCTAGAAATATTCGCTTGAAAGCAGCGAAAGAAAGTTGGCAAAAAAGGAAGTGTTCTGTTGGTAAAGGTCATGAATACCACATCAATTCTTTACCACAAGCTACGCAGCAATTTTTAGCCAAGCAAGCGGCTCAAACATTAGTTGAAACTAATACCGCACCAGTATTATCAGCGCGACAGCTGGCGGCAGAGTTAACACGTCAAGCTGTTGTTGATAAAGAGCAAAAACAAGCGGTAAAAGTGCAGGGTGCTATAGATTTTAATTGTTTACCTAAAAAGTCACAAACAAGAGCTGAAGCTAAGCTACTGATCATGAAAGCTTATGAGGTTTATATCGTGCCACACAAATCTGTTGGTAAAGAAGTTGATGGCTTACACCAGTTTTTAACTGAATATAAAGCTCGTTCGCTTGAATTGCCGGAGTGGATTTATAGCGCGGTTAAAACTATTTCAAAGAACTTTAAGTACCGTTGGAAAAATCATCTTGATAACGGAGGCTTGTCTGCCTTAGCAGGAAACTACACGAGCACTCGTGGTAAATCAGTTATTAACCAACAAGACGAAGTTGAGCAATTTTTAATGGGTTTTTTATGCAAAATGCCTCATCTAGCTAGTAAGCCTAAAGCCATTCACCAGTCGTTAGTAGTAATGCAGCAAACCGATTATCCGCACTGGGAAATTCCTTCAATAAGCAGCGTGCAACGTTGGGTAAATAGTTGGGTAAGAAAGCATAGCGCTGAATTTGCCTTCGTCACTAACCCTGATGCTTATAACAGTAGTCATAGACCTTTATATGGTACTGCTTATATGCACCAACGCCTTGCAGCACCCAATGATATTTGGGAGTTCGATTCAACCCCTGCCGATGTCATGCTTAAAGATGGCCGTCATAGCATTATTGCCGTTATTGATGTTTTTACTCGTCGCGTTAAATTATGGGTAGCGAAAACATCAAACAGCGAGGGTATTTGTTTACTACTGCGCAAAACCATACTTGATTGGGGCATGCTCAATGAAGATGGCTTAGCGGTTACTGATAATGGTAGTGATTATGTTAGTAAGCGTGTTGGTGCTTTGTTTGACATGCTTGAAAATAATCAGCACAGAACTAAAGCCTATTCAGGTTGGGAAAAGCCCTTTGTTGAACGTTTTTTCAGAACGTTAAGCCACTCTATTGTTGAAAAACTACCTAGTTATATTGGTCACAATGTTTCAGACAGAAAACAAATTGAAGCAGCAAAAAGCTTTGCTGAGCGTATTAGTAAAAAAGAAACTCGTGATGATAAAAAAGTTGAGGAGTTAAAGCTTACCAGTACTGAACTACAGCAATTCTTTGATGAATGGATGGAGTATAACTATCACCACAGCGTACATAGCGAGTTAGGTGATACGCCTTTTAATATCTATCAGCAATCTGCATATCAACCACGCATGATAACTAACCCAGATGCACTCAACTTACTGCTTAACTTTATTGGTGAAGCAACGGTTATACGCGGCATTGTTAAAGCCGGTAGCGTGAAATATACCGCCCCTGAATTGATGGAAGCCGTATGGGATCGCAAAAAAGTACGAGTATTTATTGATCCAAGTGATGTTGGCCGCGCGGTTTTATATCCACTTGATGCTATTGGTGAAGATACCAGTTGGATAGAGGCCGTTAACCAAGAGCTAATTGGCAACGAGATCAGTCCACAAGCCTTTGCTGAACGTCGTAAAGCTGAACGTAAAGTACTGAGTAAATTTCGAAAATCCGCAAAAGAATATGCTGAAATATTTGGTATTGATGATATTCACGCCAAAGAATTGGCCTACCACAAAGCCCAGAACAGCAGCTTAGCGGCATTTCCTAAACCTAGTTTACCTAATGAAAATGGCATGTTGTCAGCACTTGATGATTACAAACCTATTTCAGCCACAGGCGGTGACAATGATAAACCTAATTATAGCGAAGCTGAGCTTACCGCTATTGCTGCAAGGCGTGAACAGCGTAGCCGACAACAAGCAATGACGGCTGAAAATAACGCCAAATTGACTCGCTCAGAATTAGAAATTGCTTGGGAACATGCCCGTAAATCAGTGCATACAGCATTAACGGAAAAAGAAAATAAATGGTTTAAAGATTATTTGCGTAGCCATGTCATGGCAGCGAGAAGAATTAACAAATTTTTAGAAGAAGCACGCCACCAAACAGACTCGAACCTAACTGGTGACGCGCTTTAACTAGAGTAAACGCCCGAAAGGGCAATCACACTAAGGATAATACCTATGAAATTGAAAACTGTCGAAGTAAAAAACGTTTTACGCTGTGAAGAGTTGTTTGACAACTTAAATAGCCGTAGTGCAATTGTTGAAGGCATAGGCCTTGTACATGGTCCGAGTGGCTTTGGTAAAACAACCACCATGACCTGGTTATTCAACCAAGATCATGTTGATGCTATCTATGTTCGCTGCCGTGCGACTGATACCCCGTCATCATTATTAACCAAAATTGCCTTTGAAATGGGGCTTGAGCCTAAATACCCGTTAGGCCGTATGGTTGACGATATTGTTGAACGTATGCGTTACAAAGAATTGTCATTGTTTATTGATGAAGTTGATTACGTCATTGGCTCTACTCGTATTATGGAGTCACTACGCGATATTTACGACTTAACCCAGCAGCCTGTACTACTTATAGGTATGGATCAAATTGCACGCCGCATAAGCCATCGTAAACAACTATTTAATCGTATTAGTGAATGGATTGAATTTAAACCGGCTGATTTGGAAGACGTTGCACTATTTGCCGATGAGCTGTTAGAAAATGAAATTCGCTTATCAGAAGACTTACTTGACGCTATACAGAGTAAAGCTAATGGTGAAGTTCGCCGTATTTTATCTGCTTTAGAGAAAATAGAGCGTAAAGCCATTGCTGCAGACCGAGACAAAATTTCATTAGATGATGTAGATATTCGTGAAATATTCCTTGATAGCCGCCGCCGCTAAACTCCACTAAAACAAGTATTAAAAGAAGTAGTTAAAAGTGAAAACAAACAATAAAAATCAAGTATGTCAACGGATTTGGCAGTACATGCTTGCAAAGGATTGTTTAGTTAGCAGCCTTGAAGTTGCTAAAGAGCTAAAAATATCAGTTAACCATTGTCGCAATGTACTAAATGGTTTTGTTCAACAAAAATGTGCAGTAAAGCAAAAAGTAGGTCGTATTTATCACTTTGCCGTTATTGCTGCATCAAAACCAATACTAACAGCAGGTAGAAGTACTGTTTCAAAACGTCAATACAAGAAAACAGGCCGTCAAAAAATTTGGAATAGCTTAAAAATTCAACGAGTTGTTTCTGTTGCGGATCTCGTTTGCCTTGCTGCTGTTACAGAGGCAAATGCAAGTTTGTACCTTCGTAAATTAGTTAATTCAAGTTATGTACGCGTTAAGTATGCCGTCAATACAGCCTTACCTAATTGTGAAGTTAAGGGGAGAGCCAGCACTTATCAATTACTAAGAGATACTGGGCGTTTATGTCCGATAGTTCGCAAAGATGGTTGTTGGGATCAAAACGAACAGCAACTTTATCCATTCAATGGAACGAATAAGGAAAATCATCATGATCAAGTGGCTTGAAGTACTTCGTCAACAGGTAGCTGAAAGCGGACAACCTAAGGTTGCCAAAATGCTTGGTGTATCCACTGCCTGTATATCTCAGGTAGTTAATGAGAAATATCCAGGAGATATGCAACGTATTGAAAAGTTAGTTGAAGGGGCATTTTTACAACGGTGTGTTAATTGCCCTGTGTTAGGTGAATTAGCTTTGCATGAGTGTATGCAGCATCAAGCACGTAAAGGAATTTCAAGTAATCCTCTTTATATGCAGTTGTATAAGTCCTGCCGTAGTGGCTGTCCACATAGCAGTTTAACTGAACGATTAAAGCGTCCAGTGAACATTGCTTTTGATGCTACTAGAACGGTTAAAAGCTATGACTATCAAAGTGCAGTTCGCCGGTTAACACGACAAGCTGATGGCGCCAATAGCTTTGCTACAGCTCAGCACTTAAACGAGCTACTCATCAGTGAATTAGAAGTGCTAGGTATTAAATACAACCGCTTAATTAAAGGTATTGGTAAAAAGGAAAATAATAATGATTAAAAGCAGGCAACAACATAATAAACAAAACAACTTGATCATTAAACAGATGAACAAGGCACAACGTGCTATTAGCGATTTAATCAGCAAAGGCATCACTATTTTAAATGTAGAAATGGCGAAGCAAAAGCCTCGCATTGAAATACAAACTCCGCGCAATGATCTTATTGGCGAAACTTTAGTTATTCGTGGCACTAAAAATGGCATACGAGAAGACATTAACTTTAGCACCCATAACGGCTGCATCATCTTTTGGAAAGTATAGGAATTCTATAAATGACAGAACAAGTAGTAAAAAACACAGCACTAACAGCAACACAAGTGCCAGCAGGCTATCTCACTAATGCCGCAGGCCACTTGGTGCCTGAATCTAAAATTGATGCCATTGATCTTCTTC